GTTCTACGTCAACGACAAGTGGCCCGCCATCGGCGCGAGCATCGATGGGTTCGGCCGCCCCTGGGACTACGAGTCGCCTAGCCCCAACGTGGGAGAGTACACCGACGAGCCCGAGATTCACCCGGAGTTCTCGCAGGACCGCACACTCTTCCCCTACCTCCGCGACTACATCGACACGACCGGCACCGAGTTCATCACTGAGGTGAAGAAGAGCCTTTCCGTCAAGTGGAAGCAGAGTGTGCCCGACTACTACATCACGCAGGTGCAGACGCAGCTCGCTGTGCTGGAGAAGCCTTACGCCATCATCATGGCGGAGACGATACACCGCGGCGCGGAGCAGAAGTGGCGTAACTTCTGGGACATGCGAGCCTACGTCCTCGAGCGTGACGTGAGGTGGGAGCGGCAGATGGACAAGATGAACAGAGAGTTCTTGACAACCGACATCTGAGTTGCTACCCTGGAGATCGAATATGAGCATACAAGAAGAACTAAACGCGAGCATCCCCAAGGAGTGCATCGCAGACAAGAAGGGGCTGAGCTACATCAGCCATCGCTACGTCAAGCAACGCCTGAACGAGGTCTTCGGCTGGGACGGCTGGGAGTACACCATTCAGGAGGTCACCCTCAACCGTGAGAAGATGGAGGCGTTCGTACATGTCCGCCTTGAGGTGTTCACTGGTGCCGGCGACGACGACGGGTTCGGACGACCGGGCATCACCCGCGACGGTATCGCAGTGGGTTTCCTACCCAAGCCCCGCGACAAGGCCAAGCACGAGACCTGGGCGAACAACAGCCAGGGCTTCGACTTCGCAGTAGCTGAGGGCGTGACTGACGCACTGAAGCGAGCGGCCGTGTCACTAGGCAACAGCCTGGGCCTAGAGCTGTACCCCATGGTCCCCAAGGGCCAAGAAAAGAAGAGCGGAGGCGCGGCACCAAGGCCACGTCCCACCCCAACGCAAAAGAAGATGGCGGACAACGCCGTCAAGAAAGACGTGAGTTTCTAATGAGCAAACGACGAATCGCAAGCATCTCCTGCGCCACCCGTGGCGAGGACGGTTACGAGTACGACAACAATGGCGCCTTGATCGCCGACGACGACTACCCCGGTAGCGCCTCGATCATCCTCGAGGTCGACCACCCCACCCGTAAGACCGAAGAGGGCTACCCAGTCCGCGGCAAGCTGGTTGTGGGCAAGTTCCTCTTCCCGCCGGAAGAGGGCGCGACTGAGGCTGAGGAGGCCTTCGTGGACTACACGGAAAGCTTCTTGAATGTGACCTTCTGGCACGCCGTAGAGCGCAGCCCGAAGGCGAAGGGATAAGAGGCCGACGCCCCCCGGCCGAGCTGGGGGCAAGGGTGGAGTCTCCGTTGGATATATCCGACAGGGAGAGTAGGAGGGTGCGACCCCCTTCCCACCCACCATTTCAGTATGTACAATAGTAATGGACAAGGCGGAAAAATGACTGACGATGTAAACAACCCCTCGCACTACAACAAGCAGGGCATCGAAGTCATCGATGTGATCGAGGCCTACGCCACCGACTTCCGGCTGGCCAACGTCCTCAAGTACGTGTGCCGCTGCGAGTACAAGGGCACCAAGCTCCAGGACCTAGAGAAGGCCGCCTGGTACCTCAACCGCACCATCCAGGACTTGCACGCCACGGCGGACTGTGCCGAGTGGGAGGCTGACCCCGCCAACGCTGACTGGACGGGCATCGACCGCGGGGTTTCCGACTGGACGCTTGACGACATCGAGGTCAGGCCGGTGACGCCTGAGGACCTGGAGCTGGCCCTTACGGCCCTGCGCCTCAATAAGCTACGCGACACCCCGGAGGAGTGCCTCCCCGTGGACGAGTGGCGCACGAAGGATGGCGGCTTCTCTCCTGACGAGATGGTAGAGATGGCCCTCGAGGACGAGAGCTGGATGAACGACCCCTACATACACTGGCCCGACGGGTGGAGCACTGCCACGCCTAAGGCGCAGCACGACAACTTCGCTGCAGCCCAGGAGCTGTCCAGGCTGGACCCCATCGTCACGTTTGGCGACACCGCGCCCGAGCCCATGTTCCAGGAGTTCGACTTCCACGCACCCGCTGACCGCATCGCTGGGGACGACGCGGCGGCGACGCGAGTCAAGGACGAGTACTACGACTACAAGCGCTTCGAGATCCAAGGCTACTGCGCCAACTGCGACGCGGAGATCGCCTTAGGGCAACCCTACGTCAGGGGCACGAGCGATGGCTTCGACAAGGGGCTGATGTTCTGTAAGCTGCAGTGCGTCCGCTCCCTCCAAGCCTGGCAGAAGGACTGGGAGCTGTGAAGTACGTTGACGTCAGCGAGATGAGCTACACGCACAAGCCCGTGATGGGGATAGTGCCCGTGCAGCAGCGGACATCTAAGCGGACGCCTATAGAGGTAAAAGAAGCCGAAGTCGTTGAGACTATTGAGGAAGATGGGGACACTAAGGAGGACACATTGAAGGTCGTCCTCGTGAACACGGCCCTGAAGGCTGCCACCCTGTGCCGCAAGCTGGACACGAGCACGGGGGATGTGGGCTTCGACACGGAGGTTGCCGGCCCGCAGCTGCGAGGCCGTGACTTCGTCAACATCACTTATTCATGTCTGCTGGGATTTAGTCTCGGCTTTGACGACGGGAAGACCTACTACATTCCCGTGCGCCACAAGGGGAACAACCTCTCCTTCATGGACGTGCACACCATCGTTGCACGCATCCAGGGGCTGTGCCTAGACCACCGCGTGTGGGCCCACAACGCCAAGTTCGACCATCAGGTCATGACCATGGCGGGCTACCCCCTCCATGGCCTCCTGTGCTCCATGATCGCCGCCTGGCTGGTCCTGGGGAAGAACAAGGGCATCGGCCTCAAGGTCCTGGCCATGGAAATACTAGGGCGCTATAGCCCGGAGTATAACCCATACATTGCCCACCATACGGGCGATCAGGTAAAGCAGTACGCTGGCCACGATGCGCTCAACACGCTGGAGCTGGGGCGGCACTTCGCCAAGCTACTCGAGGACCAGAAGGCCTGGAGCTGGTTCCTTGAGGAGTGCAGCTTCACTCACGCCCTCGCTGACATGAAGCTGGCGGGCATGCGGCTCGACAAGGGCAAGCTCCGGCTACTGCGCTCCCGGGCAACTAAGGAACAGGACCGGATCCTGGGCGACTGGAATAAGGTCGCTGACGACGTCAGCATCACTAGCTCCAAGCAGCTGCAGCGGCTGTTCCAGGATGGCACCTGGACGCCCCACGGCGTGACTAGCGGCGGGCAGTTCAGTACCGCCAGCTCCGCCATGAAGTGGAACGTCCTGAACGCTACGTCCCCTTCTGGCCCCGCCCTCGCTCAGCTGCGGCTCGACTACCAGGAGGTGAGCAAGATCGTCACCACCTACACCGATGGGCTCATCGAGGAGGCACTGCAGTGGCAAGACAAGAAACTACACCCCGACCTGTTTCACTTTGGAACAGTTACCGGGCGGCTGGCGTCAGCAAACCCAAACATTCAGAACCAGCCAGCTCATGGGTCCTGGGCGAAGTCAGTCCGGGCGTGTTTTATTCCCGACCCCGGCATGGAGTTTACGAGCGCCGACTACAGCCAGGTGGAGCTGCGCTACTTCGCAGAGTACTGCGGTGGGGGCATCTTGCAGGCGTTCGTGGATGGCGAAGACCTGCACGTCAAGACCGCGGAGGCTATGGGGATCGCTCGAGACCAAGCGAAGATGGTCAACTTTGGCTTCCTTTTGTACGGCGGTGGCCCTGATAAGCTGGCAACTGAGCTAGGCTGCAGTAAGAAGGAAGCGGAGGAGAAGATCGCTGCACTGCATGCGCAGTACCCGGAGGTGGAGGTGTGGCGACAGAAGGTGATCACAGTGGTGACTGGCCGGGGCCCCAACCCGTGGTGCCGCACCATGGCTGGACGCCTACGCTACATCCCTGAGCTGAACCAAGACTACATGCAACACGCGCATCCCGTAGAATACCAGCAGCTGTACAACAAGTACTGCGCGAAGGCACGCGCCAACGGAAAGACACCCTCAGCCAAGGGCTGGGAGTGGTCGCTACGTTCTCGAGGGCAACGCCTAGTGGTCAACTACTTGGTGCAGGGTGGGGCTCGTGACTTGCTCGTGATAGGCATGAACGCATTCAACAAAGAGTGCTGGCTCCGCACCAACGAGGGGGGCTCGATCGTCACCACGGTGCACGATGAGGTACTGGTCCAACACCCGGAGGGGCACGGCGACGTGTGGGCACCGATCTTGAAGGAGTGTCTCGAGAGTGCGGGGCCGGTGCTTGGCTTGACAGTGCCGCTCGTAGCGGAGCCCAAGACGGGCAGCAACTGGAGTGAAGTAAAATGACTGACAACAGCAGTAGGGCTTTCCGCAAGCTCCAGAAGGAGTGGTACGCGAAGCTCGAAGCAGATGGCTTCTACGACATCGAAGGTGGCGTCGACGGGCACCTACTCAAGGGACCGACGTCCACCATCAGCCTCAAGTCCTTCGCCAACAAGCAGGCGATCGAGCAGGGACTGAAGAATGACCGCGCGCCTCGAGAGTTCGATGACGTTGCTGACATGCTGAATGCTGAGCTGATGTTCGCAACGGGCGGCAAGGCACGCTACTACCATCACGCTGCGCTCCTCGCATGTCAGGCAATCAGCGAGGGTGTCATCCCCGACGAGGTGTGCTTCACCTGGCAACTGCACGCACTTGGCGAGGGAGAGCGCGCAATCGCTAGCCTGCTCGAAGTTTCTCGAGCCCAGATCCGTAAGCATATCGCATACTTGAAGTTCAACATCAAACATAGGCTTGCGCTCGCGCCCGCCAACTGATATACTGGAGAGACAATGTCATTCAACAAGGCCCGCAGAAAAAGAGATCCCTTCGGCCCCCGGTTCGGTGAGCTGATGGGCAAGCACTGCCACCAGGCGCTCACTGCTGCAGCACGCGGCAAGCGCGAAGAGTTTGAAGCGCTCGTCAAGGATCTGTACCAGATGCTCGACACCATCGAGACGGAAACGGTGTGGCCCGAAGAGGCGCCCACTCCCGAGAGTGTCAT